TTCATAAGGAGTTATTTTGCTGCTTGGATTAACTGACTTGTAGGTATCGTAATCCATCATTTGTGTCATTGGTTCTTTAGCTCTTTTTAAATCTATATCTGTTACTTCTGTTCGAAGGTTACTACCAGGAAGAGTCTGATCTCCCGTTTCTAATATTAAATCTTGGTCATCAACATTACCTTTTTTAAACAGTATCAAATCAAGAATAGTTTTCGCTTTTCCTACACCTGACCTTGGATCTATAAATGGAGAAACAATTCCATAAGCATTTTTTAGTAATGAAGGAATTTGATTACGATTATCATCGCCACCGCCACCAGTTGGTGGTGGACTGAAATCATCTTTGGATGCATCCGCTCCTCCGCCTCTAGGTGTTGTGTTTGATCCTTGTTGATCATACTCTCTACCTGATGCACCTCCGACTCTGTATCCGGGTCTTAAATCAGCTATACCACCTTCAGCAGCATAAAAATTTGGTAGAACATATTCTTTTCTAGCCATGAAGTCTAAGTTCCCACCGCCACCAGTTCTGTAATAATCTTTTGCTTGATTAACAATGGCTGCGATTCCCTCAGGTTGAACAGTGTAATCTATCGCTTCTACGTCCTCTTCTTTTGGTGCTAGTAATTTAGGAGCAACAAAAGGTAATAGAAACCCTGCTGCACCAGCAGTAATACCTAAATTCTTCATGCTAAAATTTTTACCAAAAGGATTTAATGTTGAAAAAAAACTAGGACCTGTTGTTGTTCCAGGTAATGTAGTGCCTGGAGTTAATGAACCTAGACCTAATCTAGAAAGCATTCTTGCTTTACTAAAACCACCTGGTCCTACTGCCCCCAATCCATAACCAGCGGCAGCCAATAAGGCCATTTTTCCTATAGGACTTTTGGCAATTTTGCTTACACCTTTAACAGCTTTTTTGATCGGTCTAGTTATTTTTCTAACTAAACTCCCTAATCCGTACAGCTGTCGTGGTTCTTGCATTCTAGAAATTGCCATATTTTTACCTCAATATTTCGTTTTACTTCGTTTTTCCAAACAAATCAAGCCTCGGCATTACCACGTTCACATCTCTTCTTATGTCATTTTCTGGTATATTCTTAGCTTTCCATTCTTCTTCTGAGGCATACACCTCTCCTGTTTTAATATTACTAATTTTTGTGGTAACTTTTGCTGGTTCAATTACCGGAACCTCTTTACCATTTACGATTGTTGTTTTCATTAGTCTATTGTCTCCTTGTTTATGTTCATATAACTAATACCTATAGTTACAGAGTCTGTAGAACTCATCGTAACTTTTAATGCTGTGCTTCCCTCTACTACTAAAGGTAATGATAATATCTCTGTGCTTGCGTTTGCAGATAATGTTTGAGTATTTATAATATTAAAATCGTTATTCTTAATAGTTATAGTTGGTGTGTTACCTGTATTATTTGTAACTCTTAACGATTTCACTATGTATGTTTGATTTATAGTAGGTAGTTGGTTACCAGAAGAGTCCGTGCCAAACATAGCTGTTTCTGCAGTTGTAGCTAAATTTACTCCAAAGAATTTAAACTGATTTACTGTAGCCATTATGAATCTAAAAAGAAACTTCTTGCTTCTATTTCTTGTTTTAATTCATCCTGAAAAGATGAGTTTAATTTTGTTATTACACCATCTAAGTCTCTAACTAAAGATTGAAAAGTTTTTTCTTCGTACTCTTCACTTGCTCTTGTTAATGATTGTACAATTTTTGCCATAATTATAATCCTAGTATTCTAGCTAGTCCTCCTTCTTTTAAACCAGAAAAGGCACCACCGGATGTATAACCTTGCTCATTGGTTGTTGAACCAGCTCCTCCTCCCATATCAGCGCCTCCGCCATATCCTCCCGTGGCTGTATTTTCTGATCCTGCTCTACTAGTGGTTATACCACCACTTGTTGTAAAACCTCTGTCATCTAGAGCATCACGTCGTGATCTTTCTTTTTGTTTAATTCTATTTATATTAGCTTCTGCAACTTCATTATATCCAGTGTCTTCTTTTATTTGTTCAAGTTCTTTTATACCTTTTTGATCGTAATTATATCGTATTAAGTTTAATTTATTCATACGATTTGCAGCGTCTACCAAAGACTTATTTGGACCTTTAAATACATATTGACCAGTCTCTTCATCAAATTCTAATGTAGTATCTTTACCATATCTTTTATCAAATAAATCAGACTCAAAATATTTATCTAATTTTGCAATATCCTTTTTCTGTTTTTCTATATAGTTACCAAAACCAGAAACAACATTTCTACCAAAAATATCTTTGTTGCCACCTGTAGTATTTTCTCCAAATATAGTTGGACCAGTGTAACCCATTTTAGTTTGTGTGTAGATCTGCTCTGGCACAGTCATTTTATCATAGTAACTACTTGGCAGAACTCTATTTAAAATGTTTGTTAAGGTAGGAATACCAAATTGAAATCTTACATCTCTAGGATCTTCTGCAGGATAATTTCCAACACTTGTTTCATCAGCCATGTATTCTTTTATTGCTGCTATTCTTTCATCAGGATTCATGTTTTGAAATATAGGCATTTGTCTAGTGTCTCCAGCTAGCTTTGCCATATTAAAAGCAGTAGCATCTCTTTTCATTTGATCGACAGATCTTTGTTGTGGAAGACCAAAATTATAAAGCATTGACGCAAGTCCGTCAGGATTAGTTAATTTGTTTTGTCTATTAGTAGTCGCTCTACTAAAATCTTCTAGTAATGTTGTTGCTGGTGAAACAGATGAAATTCCACCGCCTCCAGTAATATTTTTTGTTGGAATGCCGGCATTAACAATTAAATTTTCTACCTCATTATTATCTTCTTTGTCTTCTTCAGTAGGAGGATTCAATAAGTACTTGATTCGAGGCATAAAATCTAAACCTTGATCTGTATAAAAACTGTCGTCTATAGCCATTATCTTCTCCCATCCGGTTGTATGTCTAGTCTAAAAGTTCCTAACTTCCAGTCTTGTGACGTGCTTGTATTCTTCACGGTCAGAGCAATAGATCTTGCACGAACGCGAGTATCTACTTTAGTCGTTGCTGACGTCGTTGTAAAGGATTGTGTTTTAGCAGCGCTATTAGGAAAATCTCTAGTTGTAAAGTCTATTGTTGTGGTCCCCACTTGTGAAATAAAGTCAGGTAAAAATCTACGTATTTTCATTATAAATTCACCATCACCTCTAAGGTCTGGCATACCTACTGTTTGTCCTCTTGCTCTTCTTTGAGTAATATCAAAATCACCAGAAGTTATAGTTCCAAGTATAGCAGTCGTTGCTCCTCCAGCTAAAACTTGATCGGTCCCTGTTTCGTGTTCATAGTATATTGTGCAACCATCAGTATTCCCTGTAACATCATAAGAGTTTTGACTGTCAGGGTCATATTCTGTTGCGTGTGGTTTACCGAATACAGCAGAGTCTGCCCATGCAGCTCTTGCTAAAGATCCAGTAGTCCAAATAGGTCTTTTACTGGTTGAATCTAAATAATTATATGTCACCGATCTATCAACTATGTCAGATCCATTGGTGCAATAAAACCATGTCACTTCACCAAACAAATTATTTAATCCTGCATTAACAAGATCTCTTGCTGTGGTATTTATATCGTCATAAACAAAATCTTCTACCAAGCATGGTATAGATTTTAACTGACCATCATAAGTAAAGAATCCATTTTCTGACATCCAGTATGCAGAACCATCAACCTCTACGGCAGCATTTTTACCAAGCAAACCGCAGTTAGTTCCTACCTGTTCAAATGCAAATGTAAATGGTTGACCTACGAATCTCATGAGAAAGAGTGCAGTGTCAGTCCAAACATAGATAGCATCCCTACCTCTAATAGCTCCCATAATCATGGAGCCATCTGCAAGTCTTTGAGTTCCTGCTGTGTTAGTTGCAGTTACAGTGTATGCGTTTGTACCGCTAATATTTTCTTGATCTGAGAATCTTATAAACATATCATCTTGAGTATCTGTATTGCCTACAGTTGTTTCAGTTCCAAAAAATACTAAGTGTCTATCTGGTGTAGATACCATTACATGACGAGACGCTGTTGGTGCGTTTGCTATTATGGTAGCTCTGATTGCTGTTGCATTGGTAGGAGCAGAATCCCATTCAAAACATGCACCATTGTAAATTAGTGCAATAAGTTTAGTTCCAAAATTATCTAATACCCAAAGACCTGGATCAAGAGTAACATCGTCAGAAGATGACTCACCCCAAGCAACAAAAGCTGAGATGTTTGTTACTGTAGCTCCAGCTGAGTGAGTAGTTTTAGTGGTTCCGTTTACACCTCTGTTTCCTCCACTCAAGGTCCCTGTTGCCGTGTTATTGTTTGTATAGGATATATCTTCAGTTCCTATTCTAATTTCTCCTGATGCTGGAAACTGTGTAGAGTCAGCGATAACTATAGTCGTGTCAGTGGTGTTAGTTAGAGCTGTGCTTAAAGTAGTTGTAGATGGTCCTGAAACAGTTCCTGACCATTGTCCAGTACCCCATCCAAAACCTCCAACTTGTTTAGAAGGTCCAACACGATAGTACAATAAGGCGTCTGCACTACCTACGTTGGTCATTGGACTAGCTCCTTCATTACCACCCATTGTAACAGTTATGGTAGTTGCTGATGGTGCAGAAGCAACCATGTATTTTAAATTATTAAAGTTACCATCTGCAAATGCAGAACCAGAACCAGATATACCACTTACATTTTCAAACAAAAGAATATCATCATCTTGTAAGTTATGTGGACTTGGAAAAGTTATTGTTACTGTTGGTGAGCCAGTTTGACTAGAAAAATTAACTCCGCTAATTGTAGCTCTAATAGGGTGTATGTCATAGAACTGACCCCCAGAGTAAACGTATAAAATTTTGTTTGTGCCTATAGCAGCGTATTTAATACCTGCATTATTGTCAAATTGATGAAGAGCCCTAGCAGCACCTGTCAGCTTATCACTTCCTAACTGCTGCCAACCACCTATTTTTTCAGGTGATCCATATCTAAAACGCACATTATCGCCATCAAACCACTGGCCTTCGGCCCCAGTTTCGGTGACTTGTTTGTTAAATCCGGGTAAAAATCCTAGTTTTTGTAGCATAAATCCTTATACTATTAAGGCTTAATTTTATCAATCAATAGTTTAAAAGCTTAAAAAGCCTCGTAAACTACATTCAATACTAATCTAAAGTCTTGGTCAGTGCAGGTAGTTCCTGAGTGAAACGTGGCACTTGGAAATGTAAGCAAGGTATTTTCCTCCGACTTTACATTTTGATCTTTAAATCTCGTATATCCATTATTAGTATTAAGATATAGGATAGAAGTCAATGCATTAGAGGACTCAGTATCCTGGTGATAATCGTGCTCTATGATCTCAGGTGTCTTGGTCAACAGGTTTAATTTAACCCTTATTAAACGTTTAATATTTAACTTGTCTAGCAAAGGCCTGATAATTGTAAAATGGTAGCTTGATGGCTTATCGTTTTTATAAAATATATGCACAAATTGTCGATGGGTATCGTTATCGTCATACACACCTTGAATAAACCATTCAAATAAATTGCTTAATGCTAGATCATTTAATTTTTTTATATCTTGTTTTTTTAAAAAATCTTTCTTTATATCTATCATGATGTAAATCCTTCAAACGAAGAATTAAATACTATCACACTTTTACGTTTGTTCGAATTATTAATTGGTGACCTATGGTAGAGATGTGATGAAAAAGTAAGAATGTCTCCTTCTTTTATATTTACTTTAGACCCATCTTCAAATTCTGTTGCTATCTTAGGGTCAGGTAATTCTAAAAAATACACATTAGAAAATTGACAACCTGAATGATTATGCCAGACCTGAAAATTTTGTTTACGATATTGTTGATACCAAGCTTTGTGTATGATGTAATATTGACTTTTTAAAGAAGCAGCCATGTTTAATAAAAATTTTTCTAAGTGAGGAAAGAAGTAGTCCCAATATTCTCTAGTGTCATTTGGTTTTAAATAGAAGTCTGTTTTTGTTAAAGACTCTGTATGATCCTTAATAGACACGTCCGGCATCTTTTTAATTAAGTTTAAGACTTTCTTTTTATGTAGTAAGTGATCTTTAAAAGGACTTACGTTTATCACTCTATTACACCTTTAGAAAGACTAAGATCAGTTGTAAAATTAGCGGCTACAGAAATTCTCTCACCTCTGCTTTTAAAAGGAATAACATAATGAAGAAGATTAAAAGGAAAGATGAATAGGTCCCCAGGTTTAGGTAAATGTGCGTGTTCTGTTATGTTATGTAATCTTTGTTCTCCATATCTAAAAATAATAGCACCAGGCCCTGAAGAAGAACCTAGGTAGTCTTTATTTTCTTTTATAAGATCAGGGGGATTATCTAAATATAAAACACTAGAAAAGTGACAACTGCTATGTGTATGTGGGGGATTAGATTCTCCAGCTACCATGTAGTTAACCCACGCAGATTTACATTCTAATGGTCCAAGAGTATTGTTGTGAAACTTTTCATAGCCATGTCTATAACAATCTAAATATTCTTTTATAATTTTTTCAAACTTTTTTATATCAATAGAGTATTCGTCATCAATTACTCCAGCTAATTTTTTTCTAAAATCACGTTTCTTTGATTTAACACATAATTTTTTTACAGCAGCTAACTCCTCACTGGTTATCTTAGTCTGCATTAAAAAAGGTCCGAAGAAAGGGTGATAGTATTCAATCATTTAAAAACAGTGTTGGTTGCAATAACCCATCTAGGTTTATTATTCTTAATTTCTTTTGGTCTATGTCCTAATTGAGATGGCCATATATACCAATGGTCCAACACAGGTACAGTTTCAGTTTTAAAAAAATCATTTGCAAACTCTGTCCCATGATCTGTTTTAGTTAAATAACAAATTCCTGATACCTGTATTTTAGATTTATGTTCTTCTTGAAAATGATTGTGCCACACTGCTGGATTCTTTGTTCCTGGTTTTACATAGAGAGCCCATGACAGTGTTTGATCTACTTCATTATTTGGAAATACTGATTTTAAAATTTTGTAATAACTTTGATTTAATTTAATAATTTCAGAATGAGGTATGTCTAAAGCGTTAGCAGCCGATTGTTCTTTAGGGTGTGGACAATTGGGATATTCCATACAACATTTACAACCATCTAGATATTCTTTAAAAGCAGCTATTAACTTTTTATTATCTAACTTATCAAACTTATAAACTCTTATTGGTATGTCAGCAAAATCTATCATATTTTAAAAGGTATAAAATGATTTCCGTATAATCTATTTGGTACAGATTTTATAGGAATTATATCAAATGCTATTGTAATACGTGGTCGTTTAGATTCTTTCCATACTGAACTACTGTGTTCATCACCATCACTTTTACCAATGACTATCAATCCTTCCTTACTTACTACTTTGACGGTCTTTTCAATATTGGGTATCCTATATTCTGTAAAACTATTACCAACTTGTGCACAATAAAAACCATGCCAAACTTTATGTTCTGGTTGCCAGTGTGGGTGCCAATCTATTTTTTCACCCTTTCTAAATACGTTTAACCAACTTTTTATAACGTAAATCTTATCTTCTAATAAAGGTGTGATATTTTTTACCAGCTCCGCGTACAGTCTATTTAAATCAGCACCAGGAAATGTAAGAAGATTATATTTGTGATTATGAGCTGCAGGCACATTGCCATGCCATTTAGGATCAATTAAAGCAAAATTACTTATTAAAGTTTGCTCTATTTCTAAACAATGTTTTACTAATTCTTCGTTGTTTATAGAATTTGTTTGAAAGCCATACAAATAATTATCGCTATATGTAATCATTAACAATAACTCTTTCTTTTAAACCATGCAGGCAAACCTGGATGTGGTCGTGTATCGTATAAATTATTCTCAGCACCCTCGGTGTCTTCACTGTTATAGTGTAGAAAAACTTGTGCACATTTTTCTCCAGTGAAAGGTTCTCTCCAATGTTCTAAATCCTCTCCTCTGTAAATCAACATATCACCTGGTTTTAAATTTATTTTAACTCCTTTTAAACCGTGTCTACCAGACGGCTCTAGATAAATAGGCCACGGGTCTCCACCTAAATTTAATGTAGTGGATATCTCACAACTAAACCTATCTTTGTGTCTTTTTAAAATATCTCCTTTTTTATAAACCCTGACATAAGAATAATTTTCAAACAGATTCATTCCTGTTTTCTTTTCCATAAGTGGGTGTAGTTTTAACAATAATGTTTCCATTGCTATGTCAGAATAATGAGCATAAGTGTTAGGAACTTGTTGAGTAGTTTTTTCCCAAACTCCAAAAGCTTCTTCGAATGGAGATATATACTTGTTTTTAAACATAGTGTCAGCCACATCTCTTTTTAATAATATATAATTATAACAGAACTGAGCTAGCTCAGGACTAATAGCTTGTTTAATTACTTCGTATTTCTTTTTCTTAAAACTCATATTGTTGGTGCCGTTCCCTGTATTAAATCTCTGTGTATTGCTTGAATATTAAAATGAATAAATCTAAAAGGTTCTTTACCTTTATCAACTGTAAAAGCATGTGGCAGATAGCTATTAAAAATCATCAAAGCACCTGGGTTACATTGATGAGAAACCTGTATGTTGGACGAGTTTATATCTTTATTTAATTTAACTGGTAGCTTTGCCATTGCAGCTGAAGGCCTTGGATCAAAGAAAACAGGTTGTGCAGTTGCAGCTGAAGATTTTAAAAAATAAAAACCTGATACATGACTATTAGGATGAACATGTGTATGTTGATGAGCTCCACCATTTTTAGAAAATTCTTGTAACCAAAAGTCTGTTACTACCGGAACATAGTTTTCTATGTTGTATCCTTGACTATCTAAAAAATGCCAGCTTTTATCTACAACGTAATCTAACAAAGTTTTAAAATTAGGATCTGATTGTAATTCATCAGAATGATGAATAAGTCCGAAGTCTTTTGTATTTTTAATCAAATCTTTATTTTTTGCTCTTGCATTTTTAACATGGACATTGCCAGCTTTGTTTAAAGTGTCAACCCACTCAGGTCTATAATCTAGCCACACAGGTGATGCAAAATAACTTTCTACTCTCATATTGTCTTTCATAATGTATATATATCAATAATATGGTTTTCCACAAGTCCAAATAACCAAACTATATCTAGTTCCTTTCGTAACTTTTTTTACTCTGTGCCAAACAAAAGATGGAAATACTACAATAGAACCTCTAGGCAATATTTCTGAACACGCGGTTGTTTCAATCTTTTTTCCTGGCTCATTATTATTTTTAGCAAACTCTAGTTCTCCTCCTTCATAATCTTCTGGATGAGATAGACTACATGTAACAGATAGCTTTCTTATCTTTCCATGTGATGGATCATTTGGTCTATCGTAAGGGATATCCCATGAATCACAATGCCAACCATAATACTGATTTAATCTATATTTAGTAAATTGACAAGATTCAGATATGTCCCATTGAAAGTTCCAACCTGCATTTTCGTTAGCCGTTTTTACGTAAGGTAAAATTTCTTTATATATCCACTGATCATTTAACCATGCAACATTAGAGTCTCTTTTCTTTTTTAAATCTTTAAGATCCTCACCAACCAACTCTCCTTTGTCTTTAAACTTACCTGTAACAGCTGTCTGTTCTTTTTGCATATTGCCATATTCAATAAGTTCATCACAAAACTTAGGTGATAAAGCACTTTGAAAATACCAATACGTGTTTTTTAAATTCATTAATTAACAATGAGGTGTTATTTCTTCATACGTAACCCTTAAAACTATTCTTTGATCATCTAGTTTATTGGGTAAAAGATAATATTCTAGATTAGAATTAAAAATTACATACTTGTTACTTTCTATCGGCATGTTCCAATATACTCCTTTCTTACGGTTGTTATCATACTCTATTATCATGTCATTGTCATCACTATCTATAAAATAAAGCATAACAATATCCGGACTGTTTTTTAAATCAGCATAATTTAAATGATGTCGTTTTGTAGTTCCTTCGTTTTTCCAATGAACCATAACATCATGAGTTTTTCTTCTTAACGTCTTGCCTGTTTTTAATTGATATTTTGCTTCAGCGTAATCTAATATCCAAATAATATCCTGTGATAAAGGTACGTGAACGTCTTTAAATCTATTTAATTTTCGTTCATGTAAATCTTGAATGTTCCAACTTATAAAGTCATAAACGTTTTCAAAATTAACTTTAGATAATGATAAAGGTAGTTTTCCGTGTAAGATAAATTGTTTAGATAGCTCTACTTCTTTCATAGGAATTTAAATACTACATTCCTTCTCGCCAAATAACCTCTTTGTCCCACGATTGAGTTCCTTCATTCCAATGGTACAAATCATCTACACCATTAGTTTGGGTTGAAGGTTCTGGAGTTGGTGCTTCCCAATCCATCGTAGTTTCGTTTATTGTCCAACTATTAAATACTACCCCGTCGTCATTTTCGGGTCTAGGTAATATAAATGCATCTCTTGTTGGATCATACGTAGCTCCAGGAGTTGCATAATTATATCTCAACATTTTACTTTGATTAGATGCAACTGATCCATCGTTGTTTAAATATCTTCCTCTTCTTGTGTGGTATGAAGTTTGTTTCCAATGTTCCCAACCATGTACGTTTCTTAAAAAGTTAATACCAACTTCTTCGTTTTCTATTCCGTTTTTCATAAGGTGTTCATCACCTACTGAGTGAACAGAAAGTACAACGTTGTTTTCATCTAATTTTGCAAAGTGTGCCATAATATTATTGGAACTTGTATCTAATCGCTACAAATCCTGATCCTCCTAATCCTGGTGAGCAACAACCTGCGCCAGTGTTTCCACCTCCGCCACCGCCTCCAGAATTAGCTGGAGAAGGACTGTTTGTTTGGCCTCCGCCTCCATATCCTCCTGATCCTGGTGAGCCTGGAGAATAAGTTCCTCCTGCGCCACCGCCAGAAAAATATCTGCTAGAACCTGATGGTCCCGGTGTTCCATAACTTGGTGCTGTTGGTCCAAAGAATGATGTTGAAATACCTGATCCGTTTCCACCACTTCCTGCTGGTGTAGTAAATCCAGGTGATCCGTTAGTTCCTGGGCTATTAGCTCCGCCTCCGCCACCTGCTCCTGGCGAACACCCACCCGTAGATGTTCCCCCTGGGTTTCCTTCTGGTGGAGAGAATCCACCTGCGTTTCCGGACCCTGATGTAGATGTTCCGTTATTTCCGCCACCCGATCCTCCAGGTTGGTTCTGTCCTCCACCTCTTGTAGAAGTGATTGTACTAAAAATTGAAGGTGTCGCTGCTGAATATCTAGGTGAAGGCGATGATCCACCCCCTGCACCAACTTGTACAGGATATGATTGAAATGCTATTGCAAGACCGCCTGTAGCTGGACTTGGATAATTTGTTCTCCAGCCTCCGCCACCTGCGCCTGCTCCACGGTATTTTCCACCACCTGGGCCTCCGCCTGCAACAACAAAATATTCTACTGAGTTTGATCCTGCAGGTGTTCCCTCATTAGCAACAGCTAAAGTACCGTCACCTGTGAAAACGTGAATTTTATAATTACCGTCTGTGATTGTAGTATTACCGCCGGTTGCGTTAACGTATGGAGTTATGGTTCTTCCTCCGGCTCCGAAACCTAATACTCTATATCCAAAGTTTGACACTACGTCCTCCTATTATGCGTCGTTAGGCAGATTAGTAGCAAAGAATATTTTGATCCCTAGTAGTTTAGCATCACCTGTAAACGTATCAGAACCGTTGTTTGCGTCTCTTGAAATGTTAAAAAACACATCTTCATCAGCTGCCGGTGATCCAGCTATAGTTACTGAACCACTTTGAGCAGTAACATTTAGGTCATTAGCTGTTCCGCTATGAGCATCAGTTATCGCTACCGCAGTTCCAAATGCTGTATCAATCGCATCATTATCTGCTATTCCTACGCCTTTTAAATTCCAAATACAGTCACCTGTATTTGTTGAGTTAGCTGTCCAGAAAACTTGATACATTATAAGTTGTGATGGATCCCACGCTTTAGGGAATGCAATAGTAAATTGTGCATTCTCATCAGAAGAAGGATCAAAATCTAATGTTTTAAGTTCTGGCTGACCAGCTGTTAATTCTGTTTGATCGATGTCCGCACATCCGTTTGTAGTTGTTGCATACATTGCTGTAGCAGGAACCCAAATAGTTTGTTTACCTGTAACAGCTAGTGCTGATCCGTTTGATTGAACAACTCCAGTTCCTTTTGCAACTAAATTTAAATCTATGTTTGTGTCACCACCTGTTGCAGATATTGCAGGATCTCCTGAAGCTGCTGCATTTGTTACAGTAATTTCATTGATTGCTGAACCTGTAGCAGTAAATTTGATAGACTCGTTTCCGTTTGTATCAAATAAACCAGTATCTATTTTTGGTGATGATAAAGTTTTGTTTGTTAATGTTTCAGTTCCAGTGATTTGAGAAAAACCAACATCTACGATGTTAGGATTAGTTCCATCATCTGCTTTTGCATAAAGTAATTTTGTTCCTTTATCTGTAGCAGACCAAGTAACACTAGTACCTGAACCACTTGTGTATTGAAATTCTACTGAGTAGGCTCCTGAAGTTGAGTTTTTAATAAGATATAATTGTTGTGCATCTAAAGGAATTGATACAGTAATATTTCCTGTAATAGTTCCAGTTAATTCAATGACTCTGTGAGCCATTGTTGCTCCAGTAGCTCCATCAGAAACAGCTAAAGCTGTATCTCCTGTTCCACTGACTGCTTGTGATGCGTATCCACCGGCAAGTTGCTCGATAATTTCTAAATTGGTATTTGTTTTTGTTCCCCATGTACCGGCATTTTCACCGGTTGCCATTTTCTCTATACCGAGAGGTGTATATGTTGATGCCATAAAAAACTCCTATTTACGCTGCATGCGTTATGTCTGTATACGATGTCGTAGCTGTTATGTCAATGTCTTTATACGCCAACGCACCAAACCCTACAGTTCCTAAATTACTAGTTAAATCGATTCCTGTCAAGCCTACTGTAATATCATCAACAGTTGTTGATCCTACAGCAGAACCCGCTGTAACACCGGTTAATCCTACTCTCATTTGATCTACTGTTGTAGATCCAACCGCGGATCCTATAGTAACTCCACTAGGATTTACAATTAAAGTGTCATCAACTTGTGGACTGCCAAGGGCAGATCCCATTGAGTTTCCGTCAATTTCATAAGTTTGTTGATTGCCAAGAGAACCTACAGCCGATCCTATTGTTACACTACCTAAACCTTGTTGATGATCTGCACCATCATTTATACTTAAAGTCCCTAATGCAACTCCTGAAGAAACTCCAGTGACCCCAAAGACCATGTCAAATTCTTGTGTGGTGCTTCCTTGTGCCGACGTAATTGATTGACCAGAAACTCCAACAACACTTTCAGGTGATATAACTAATTCACCACCCCATTGATTATCTCCCCATGCAGACTCGCCCCATCCTTCTGGACCTTGAGACATATTCATTTCAAGACCAGTTAATATTGCGCCAGATGAGTCAGTTCCCCATTGGTTAGATCCCCAACTATCTCTTCCCCAACCGTTTTCAGATTGAGCATAAGGTAAAGTACCTAAGACAGCCGACATGTTTGTTAATGTTGGAAGAGTAACAATAGGGTCAAAACTATCTCCCCATGGTTCTTCACCCCAAGCATCTCTACCCCAACCATTTTCAGAAAAAGCCGAAAGATCTGATAAAGCTGAAGCAATAGTCAAGCTGCTTGGTAAAACATCTACATGGTTCTGAGATCCATATTGGTTCTCACCCCATGACAGTGCACCCCATGTATTTTGAGTAAGATCAATCGCTCCACCCATTCCAATACCATGGAAATAACAATAAAAATGAAAATCTGTAGAAGATGCAGGTGTTATTTCTACGTATCTTTCTGTGGCTGCATTAAAAGTCGATGCATTGGTATAGCTAGATTGATCACTTATACCATCTAAATAATAATTAACTCCGTTTGTAATAGTATTACCACTAGGATCGCTGGTGCTGGTAGTAAATAATAAAGGGTGACCATCGTTTGATGCATCGCTTTGATTAAAACGAAGAGTTCCTTCTTCAACCCACTTAACATCCATGTTACGTGCGCCATCAAGGTAGTATACATTACCAGTTCCTCCTGTAACATATAAAGTTCCAGATGCAACTGTCACCGTATATGTTCGGTCAGAATTTTTTAACATTCTTCCACCCATGCCGATTCCATGAACCCAACATAGGTAGTAAAAATTAGATTGAGTGGATAAATCTATTTCGATGTATCTTTCTGAAGCGGCGTTAAATGTTGTTGTGTTGGTGTACGCAGCTTGATTGCTTGCGCCATCTAAATAATACGTAACACCCGATGAAATAATTCCACCCGTGCTTGTGCTCGTAGAAAAAATTAATGGGTGACCATCGTTTGTCGAGTCACTTTGATCAAACCTTAAAACAGTATCTGCATTCCAATTAAAAGTACCGGGACCAGAAGAATTTCTTACATCATCGATATAAAAAACATTTCCCGTTCCACCACCATAGAGACTGCCACTCGCAACCGTGATGTTGTAAGTTGCCATAAGGATTTACCTCCTTACGTCAGTCTGATGATAGCTGAACTAGAATCGTTTGTTGGAAACTGAATTGTAAAAGTTCCTGAAGAAACTGTTTTGTCTCCTCCGAAAGCTATTACACACACCGCATTTGTAGTACCAGATCCTCCAGCTGTAGTCGTGTTGTAAATTAAACAACCGTTAGCTGTGAATGAAGCACTAGTAAAACTTATGTCAGAAAAATCTGTGAACGCAGTAGTAGAAGTTAAACCAACTCCTGTGTTAGTTAGAGTGGCTCCTCCCGCAGAATAACCAGATCCAGATATTTCGTTTCCTGTTGCGTAAGCAGTTGTAGTAGCGTCTAAAGATGCAGAGCTAGTATACATTGCAAGTTTAAATGTGTCCCCTCCGTTTCCAGAAGTATCTAAACTGTGCTTACCTTGTAAAAGCTCTTGTTTAAAGCTTGAACATATTGCTGATGATATCGCCATAGTATTTTCTCCTTATTACGGAGACGGAGATTTGACTGGTATTCTGACTGTTCCATCAGTGTAGTCGTCTCTTCTTCGTCTACCAATTTGCGCTCCCGCAAACTTCTGTACCTCTTGTTTATATTTATTTTCATATAATGTCAACATATCCATTGGACCTTTTAAAAATCCAAATGTTTCTACTAGACATGCATATAAAAGCCCCTGTGGAAAATACTGGCTAACATAGTTAGTTTGATTACCAGACTCTAAAGTATTAGGCATTTTGTTATAATATATATTAAATAAGTAATTAGCATCTGGTGTAGGTGCCACGTAGATACCTCCAGAAGTAGTTGAACTCAGCCCTGTAGCTCCACCAAACATAGCGTAATACTTAGGCAAACCAGTAACGTCTTGACCTGTTTGAGATCCTTCTGGTCCTGTTAATTTTCCTACATACTCTGAGATATATGTCTGATCTTTTTTCTCTAACCATTGACCAGCTCCATTTGTGTTAGCAGTAGAATTAAATACTTCAATACCTCTTATAAAAAATGCTCCTGCAGGAACATTAATAGTATTATCATCTGCAACAAACGTACCTTGTGATGCATGCCTGTCAGAGTCCATCGGAATATCTAAAAATATTCTTTGCTGAGCATTTAAAATTATATTCTCTAACACAGCAGTTGTTAAAACAGTGTCATCTACTTCTGTGTAGTTTCTAATATTTGTAACTAAATCTGAATAACTTATTCCTGACATGTTATGCTCTTTGGTTTACAGGTCCTGCAAACACAAAAAATCCTCCTCCGGTTTCCGCACTCGATGCAGTTGCAGCTAAATCAAAAGTAAAACTATTGCTATAGTTTTGTGATGAGCCAGCATCATTCGTAGCGCTCTTAACAACTCGTGTTATTGTATACGATCCAAAAACTTTTGCACCTGAATTGTGAGTGGTCGCAACAGTTTTTTTGTAAGTTTTGCCATATGTTGGTGCTGATGTACCTCGTGTACACCCTGTTAAATCGTTTCCTGATTTACCCGTGTATTGAATTGTTTCATCTTGATACTCTCCAAAAGTTGCAGAAGTAGAATCTTCATTAGTTTTTTCTATTACAATAAAACCACTAGTTGGAAAATTAGTTGCATCTGTCAAAGTTATAGTAGTGGCAGACGCAGAAATATCTCCATTTAAAGTAGTTTCCATTTGAAACCTGTCTACAGACACACCTCCAACTGGAGATTTAACTTCATAAAACCTTATCGCATCATTTGTTTTAAATGGATTTGTGTCATCAAGTGGTATGTCATCCGATGTTAATACAGTAACTGAAGTAGATGCAGATGTAGTTGTAAAAGGATTTGTTCTTAAAGCAGCAGGAGTTGGTAATGCTTCTCTTGCTGGTCTTGCATGTTGCAAAGCCTGTGGATCTGCTGTTGTTGGTCTTGGTTGAAGTTGAGGCTGTTTTTTTTCAAACTCTGAAATATGAACCCATGCTCCATTCCATTCTTGAACCATTTCTGTATATGGAAATCTCATCCCAGATCTATCTGAGATCATATATGCATGTTTACCTGAAGCAAAATTACCCATTAACCAATCTCCGGATAATATACTTTAGGACTTATGTAAGTGCTTACTGGAGAACCATCCTCTGATAATGCTCTTTGTAACTCATCTTCATATAATAATTTTAATTCTTGAACTCTTTGTGGTGCATATTTAATAGCTAAGTAATATGCTAAACCAGAAGCCATACAAGGAACAAATCTATATGGTACATCTGTAGCGTTTGTGTAAGCATCTCCAACATCTTGGATTCTTCTTACATAATAATAATTTATAGTGTCGCCTGCTTGAGACGAACCTGGTGTTAGATACAATGTTATTGTTGTTTTATCTATGAATCTTTGAACCCAATATTGAGTTGGAGTTCCTTTATCAGTCTTATTTGAAAAAGCAGAATATTGTGATCTGCTTATTTTTGTTAATGGTGAATCTACGTTAGAAGAGTTTCTATAATTGGCTTCTAAAACATCATCAACACCATAAACAGCAGTGGCATCTGAAGTACCATCACTTTCTGATCGGAACATGGTATATTCAGATTGGCCATCTACTAAAGTTATTGAATTATTTGCTACTTCCCAATAGTGCAGTCCTCGATTACCCCATTCTTGAAACATGATATTCAAAGATCTTCTGGCTGTTCTTAATTGATAGCCAGCCACTCCTTGCATACCTATTCTCTCATAGGCTTCTTCGATTATTTCATCTATCTGAAAGTTCTTATCGAAAACATAAGAACCCGAAGTAGTGTTCGCCATGTTACGCTCCTGTGATAGTTAGTGTAACGCTTCCGTCAGTTCCGCCTGTTTGTGTTAATGTTGCACAAACTCCATCTTTAAACAAGATTCCAGAACCTGGAATGTACACTGATAATCCTTCAGTGTCGTATTTGTATGTCGCTTTTAAATTACCAGCTCCAGCTCCACTTGTTGTAGCTGAATCATGTAATAGTAAAACTGAACCTGCTTCACCTCTACCTTGGATAGAAGTGACTCTTGTTCTAGCCGCTCTCAATACTGAGATTGCACCGGTATCTTTTTGTAATGTTGTTTGGTCACTTGTAAAAGTGCCACCGCCACCTATTCCCATAATGTTTCTCCTTATAAAAGTGCTCCCGAAGGAGCACTTTAATTATTTGTATTATGCGCTTACGCCTGTTCCAGCCACTCTAGATTGGAACGTGTTAAAGTAGTCAACAACTAAGTGATTAGCGTTTGTACCTTTGTGTGCACCCATAATATTCATTTCTAATGCAATATCATCAGGCACAGTCGTAGCTGCTTGTACTCCAACAGGATTTCCGTTTAAGTACAATTTAAATTGATTCGCAGTAACACCAACTTCACTTCCAGCAGGTTGATAAACAAAACCTAATCTAACTGAGTTATTTGGAATTGCTTGAACTGTAGCTGTTTGTGTTGGAACAGATGAATCTTCTAAAGTAAAAGTTGATCCGCCTGCTGAACTCAACATATCAAAAGATACACCAGCTCCGTTTTTTCTAGAAACGAATTGAATTGTAGTTGTATCTTGTAAGTGTGAGAACCCAATACCATCAGTTGGTAAAGTGTCAGAATCTGCATAACCATCTTGAGCAAATCCTACCCAAGTGTTTAAATCACTTACATCAGTGACTGCCATGCTAGTTTCAAACCACCATTTTTGGTTTGCGTTGAATTGCCAAACTTCTGGTCCAGCAATACCTTGAATCTCACCAGCGGCAGGAGCATTATCTCCTTGTCTTAACCATCCACCAGCATATTGTGCTAGTTGAAAGTCAGAACCACCTGTTGATGTGACTGACCAATCTGATGCATTGTAGATTGAAAAGTCATTTTGATACGCTTGTTCTTGTTCGTATCCTCCTGTTATAAGAGGTTGTTTAATACCACTAAATACGGAACTTGCTCCGTCTTTTCCTCTTACGTTTGTTACTCCATTTGAAAAGTGTGTTGTCATATAATCAGCGCCTCCTCGCGCCAGCTATTCTTACTAAGAAAAGAATAACCAATTTATGTCTTAATAATCTTAGTGTGTTTTTTATACAACAGTTTTGATTAGAGCGCAAGAGAGCCTGTAATGTGGATCGGAATTTTCCAACGATGTAGCTTTTTATTAAGTAGCTACTGAAACTTGTGGAGCTGCATCCTCAACTTTATTTTCCAAGTGAGCTTTTTTAGCTTCTGCTGCTCTTATATGGGTAAGAACTTCTTTGACTTTTCTGTCAATCTTAACCATATTAAGGGTATACCTACCCTCCTTGAGATGCTCCTGCTCCCATTCTAGGTCCAGACCCTTTTTCTTCGTGTAAAGG